ACTCAGGAGATAAAGAAAATCTCCGAAGAGCGCAACGAGTCTCAAACAGAGCCCGCTAAACAGCGGGTTTTTTATTTCACATTAATTTTGATCGATAACTTTCTATCGGCAGATGTCAGATAGAAAGTTGTATTCTTTTGGCCTGTTTTTATTGATATGTAAGAATTTGAAGTTCCTGGCAGACCAATATTCAACACATCTTCCGTGATTCTTGTTATCTTGGAATTTGGTTCTGTTGATGAAAAGGTAAATAAATTGTTCAATAGAGTTGGGCTTGTGAGTATAAATTTAAGAGTTGTGTTTTTATCTACTTGTAATTCGGAAATGACGCCACTATTGCTTGCTAGCGTGTTATTTGTCTTTTTCAGTTCGATGATATTGAATTTGGTCTTTGGTCTGACATAAGAAACAGATTCAACCACCCCCACCGTTTCTTCTGTGGTGGTTTGTGCTGAAGAAGTAATTCCGGCTATAAACTGTTGAGATTGTTGGCTAATTATTTCAATATCAACATCTTCACATGTTGTGTTCGCTGTGTATGTTGATAGTATTGCGTTTAGTTGTTTTTTCCGTTCATCACACAAAAACATATTTTGGCAAGGTATGCAAACGGGGCTTCCCTGTGGGAAGTTCAATACGCATGTTCCATATGTTTTATCATTTATATTAGCATTTGTTTTTGATTCGCCTTGAAGATACAAATTAACTAAGATAGGCGAACCAATTAAATTTTCATTTGCTATAGTCTGATCTACTTGTAAATTTTCAAAGCCATCTGAATCTACAAATATGTTCATAACCTTGAACTTTTTATTTTGATTGCTTTGAGAGCCACTAAATTCAATATAGTCCCCTATTCGTACTCCCATTTTGGTAAATGAGAAAAGACCATTAGACAGGGTATTTTTGATTAAGTTTTTTCTTTGATTTGAAGAAGAAACCGTGGTGGAAACCTTTGAGAGTTGTGGTGTTGTGACAAAAAACTTTGGATTATATAAATCCTTTTTTGTTGAAACGTTAGTAGCAGACACCAACTCTGCTCGTATTATTGTGTTCTGATCAAATGATTTGAATGTATAGATTCCAGATAAATTTGATTTTACATTATTAGAATCTTCAACATAGTTTGCGTTTGAAAATTCAAATGTTATACCAGATTGAACTGAATTAAAGAACGAAGAAATAAAAGCCAAATCGTCTGGATTTTTAGAATTGCTGTAATCTATTACAACCTTTGTCTGTGAATCATAAAACAAAAATGAGGGTGTTGTGGTTAATGACCTATTTTTCTTGAATGTATAGTCTTCTGTTGATGAAAAAATTAATCCAAAGAATACATCACTTGCAACCAGATAAAATGATCTAGTGTCTAAGTTTGTAAATGCTCTTTTGGTATTTTTTCTAAAACCAGACATATTAAGAGCCAATATAACTTAGTTGCTGAGTTCCCTCCACAGAACGAGCATATAAGGCACTAACGTTACTGCACTCTATGTAAATGCTTTCTCCTGGCTCTAACGGATATCCATCTATTGGATTTCTAGTTAAATTTCCACCACCAATATAAACTATCGCAGTGTTTGAACTACTTGCCTTCAGTGTAACACCAACTTGTAGTGGAGTATTTGAGTTTACTTGTGTTACTGATGGAGTCAAAGAAATTGTTGCGCTTGACACCTTAGATGGTCTGGTGATTTCGCTAATCCTTGCTCGTAGATTTCCGCTTGTTATATCGGTTCTAATGTTTGATATAGGAGATGTGTTTGTTTTGATGTCAGTCAATCTCCCAATCAAATTGCTGTTTTCGCCGGATAGAGCAGCAACTATAGCAGAATCATCAATAGAAATTTCATTAGTTACATCTACGTTTAGCGGAGTTGTTGCAGTAACTTCTATTGCATCTCCGTTTTCACCTTTAACAATTATTGCACCACCAGAGGTTGTTCCGGCAACAACTAGTGGAATGTTATTGTTATTGAAAACACCAACGCTTGCTCCTACATTTACTGTTGCTGTAAATCCAGCATTAGTCATATAAACATTGAGTGCATTTGATGTTGAATTTAGTGTTGTACCAGATGAATCATAAAGTCTGGTTAGGACTTTGGAACCCAAGTCAGAGCCCAACACAGATACAGTATCTGTTACTGCGTTCAGTGCTCTTCCACCACTTACAGTAACGGTTCCAGTTACTCTTACGCTATCGTTAGATGAAGATAGATATCTTCCACCAGTTATTGTGATTGGATTTACTGTTATACCCCCAGAACCGGCACCACCGATAATAACTGGTTGTGAAATATTAACTGTGCCTGTTACTCCAACTAGAGTTCCATTAGTAATTCCCTGAACTCTGGCTGTTACTGGAAGTTCATAGCCAGTACTACCTCTCACATAAACAAAACTTCCTGTGGTTCCAGTATTTGTAACTGTTACAGCGCCGCTAATTGTTCCTGTAATTCCAACTCTAGTTGCTGGATTTGCTGAATAAATATTTACTGGTAGTGGTGTTGTTTGTGAGACTCTGAATGATTCTGCACTGGCACCCCATACTAGTTTTGTTAGTTGAACGTGAGCAGCATCTGCGCTTAAACCATTGACAAATAGATAATCCGTGGCTATACTTGCAGTGTTTCCTGAAACATCAATGGTCAGATCTTTATCGGTGTCTGGCATTAAAAATCTCCGTATTAAGTAAAGTATGTATAACTATAGAAATAGGACAGTAAATGATATTTGATATTGAAAAGCAACAGCAGTTTTGTAAAAAAGTAGAAAACCATGTCAAAAAATGGGACTGTACCTATTTAGAGGCAGTCATAGCAGTCACAGAGGATATGGAAATTGAACCAGAGGTATCTGCCAAGTTTTTGACAAAACCAATTATTGAGAAGATTCAAGAAGAGGGTAGGCAGATAAATCTTCTACCAAAAATAAAAAATAAACTTCCAATCTAGCAATAATCTGTTATAATTACTTATGTTCGTGGCGGGGAGTTCCCGTCTTTCACACTAGCAGTGGGTAGATCCCACAAAGGATTTAGATGTCATCATTTAGCGATTTTAAAAAGAAGGCAAAGTCTAGCATTAGCGACTTAACCAAGGCTTTAGAAAGCCTTGATGGAAAGAAGGATTACAAGGATGATCGTTTGTGGAGGCCTGAGCCAGATAAGTCTGGTAACGGCTATGCGGTTATTCGCTTCCTACCCGCTCCGAAGAACGAAGAACTCCCATTTGTGAAGATGTATTCACATGCCTTTCAGGGCAAGGGTGGTTGGTTCATTGAAAATTGTCTAACAACTAACGGTGGTAAGTGCCCCGTTTGCGAATTGAACAATGAACTTTGGAACAGCGGCATTGAAACAGACAAGAATATTGCAAGAGAGAGAAAGCGTAAGTTGACTTATATCTCTAACATTCTTGTGGTTAAGGATGAAGCAAATCCACAAAATGAAGGTAAGGTTTTCTTATTCAAGTATGGAGTTAAGATCTTTGATAAGATCAAAGAAGCCATGTATCCTGAATTCAAGGATGAGCAAGCAATTGATCCATTTAACTTTTGGTCTGGTGCGGACTTTAAGTTGAAGATTCGTAAGGTGGCTGGATACACCAATTACGATAAGTCAGAATTTGCAGCATCATCTCCACTATTCGGTGGCGACGATGCAAAACTTGAGGCCCTTTGGAATAAGCAATATTCTCTACAGGATTTTGTCGCACCAAAGAATTTCAAGGAGTATTCTGCACTGAAGTCTCGTCTGTATGAAATTCTTGGCGACGATATTCGTTCTACTCTAATGGAGAACACAAGTCGAGCCGAAGACGAGACAGAAGAACCAAACCCTTTTGATGCTCCCAGTCGCACCAAACCTTCACCAAAGAAGCAAGAACCGGCTCCAACAGATGAGCCGGGCGAGGAAATGGATTCCTTGTCTTACTTCCAGAAATTGGCTGAAGAGTAAGAAAAAACCCCGCGAAAGCGGGGTTTTTTTATTTAACCATATTCTCGTCTATAGTTTGGAAGCATAAAGGAGTCTTCGGCAGTCTTCTTATAAATGTCATATTGATATGCAATGTTCGTGACATTTACAGTAGAACCACCTGTCTGTAAAACAACATTTGCTTTTTTATCTTGATCATCTTTTTTCTGAGAAGCACCGAAAAGAGATTGCATCAAAGCAAATCCCGGACTCATCATGGCCGCTGCTCCTAATCCTGCACCAAGACCAGAAGCAACACCACCTATAGCAGAACCAATTCCTTGAAGAGCACCACCGACAACACTGCCCACACCACTACCACTTTCTGGTTTTTGTGATTCAATTGTTGATTGTGCGTCTTCACCAATGTCATCTGTTGCTTCTTTTCTCTGAAGACCACCAGAGGATTGTTGCATTGCAGAGAATTGTGCAGATGACTGTTTTTGTTTTTCTAGTTCCGCACCCAAGTCTTTTGATTCTTCTTTTGTTGCTGCTTTGACGGAGGCACCAGAGGAACCAGAGACAGAGGACATCAATCCCTGAACTTTACCCACTTGTTTTTCTACTTCTTCTTTAACGACTTCTGTGCCTTCTCTCATTGCTGCTTTTGCTGCTTTTAATCCCGTTTTTGCTAAACCACCCAAGCCTTTAGCGATTCCACCTGCGGCTTTCATTCCGGCTTTTGCTACTTTAGCAACTTTGGCAGCACCAGTAACCACTCCCAAGAAATGTGCTGGAGTTTCAATTTGAATTGCTCCTGTTTCATTAATCGATGGTTTATTTTGAAGTTGTCCTGATTGAACCATATTAATAAGACTCATTTTATCGTGTCTTGCCAAAAGAACAGAACTCTGTTGATTTAATCCGTCTGTTGCCAAAATTTTTAATCCAGATTCTTTTTGCTTTGGTTCTTGTTGTTTTAATCTTTGCATCATTTCAACTGGTATTACAGAACCAGTATCTTGGTCAATTATTTCTTTTCCTGCCTCCCCAACCAAAGCCGCTTCTTTCTTACCGGGTTTATCTGTATTGAGAAACACTATTTTTGGTGGTTCGTTTCCACCAGCAGTAGTTGCATTTGGTTCTAATTTTGCTTTTATTTGTTCTATGTTTTTTCTGGTTGGGACTAGACTGTTAGAAAAATCAGATTTTACACCAATTTTTCCAGACTTATACGCAGGAATTGATAACAAATTATTGTTGAATTTATCCGTTTTTATTTTATTTGTAAGTGTTCCAATTTTGAATACAGATAGTAATTGTTTTTCTTCATTTTTTGGAAGAAGAACTGAGTAATTTGTTTCAATTTTTGCAAAATTTGGTTTCTTTGGAGAAGTATTAGTGTTTGTTTCCACTAAAACTTGTTTTAATTCTGGGGAATCTTCCATAGATTCTTCTGGTTTTATTAATTTTGGTAAAACTTCTATGGTTTTTTGATAAATTTTTTCAACAATAGGAGAAACTTTATTTAATTTCAAAAAAGGCAAAACTTTTTTCTTAAGTTCTTGCGTCAAGAATTTTTTAATTTGAGTTTTTTGTGCCTTTTTCATTTATGTTTACGCTTGTTTTAGTTTTTCGTTCATTTCTTCTATGTGTTTTCTCATCATTTCTACAAAAAGTGTTCTCTCCCACGGTATCATTCTTTCAATTTGATCAATTGGTACTTTATGTTCAAAGAATATTTGAAAATTTATCTTTAGAACTTCTACTAAATTTGCATAACCAAAAATAATTCTAAAAAATCGGAAAATCCTCGTATTGTAATGTCTCTTTTTACACCATCTTTTGTGGTGTATTCTATTTTTTGCTCAATTGTGGGTATTTCTTTCAAAAAGTTTAGCAAATTTTTAAATTGTTTTGCTGTAAGTGTTTCCAAAAACTGTATAACTTCTTCATGAGGCACGTCTTTTGTATAATATTGTTCTTCTCCGGACTGAATTTCTTCTATACACAGAGATAAAAGTTCTAAAACACCAGTTTCGTCTTCTTGGATATTGAATTTATTAAGTTTTAGATACACATCAAGAGTCGGTTGTGCTAAAACTACAGAAATTGAAGAATCTAATGCTATTTTGTTCTTAGGTTTCTTGTTTGTGACTTTAGTATTTCTTAAATCTACAAATGATTGTACTTTTTCGTTAGTAACTGGACATGTAATATAACATTCCACTACTTCACCAACAGATTTTTCTCTTATTTTCAAAAATAAGTATTCTAAATCACAAAATGGCAAATTTTTACAGTCGTTGTCTGGTAAACCAGTAACACACGAATTTATAACCTCTTGTATGGTTGTCATCAAGTTGTCGAATGAAGAAGTTTCTTTTGCTATCAATAGATTCTTCTCTTCCCTGACAACAAATGGTCTATAAGTTACTCTTTTTTGTGTAATTGGCAAAATTTCAGTATACTTTGGTGTTTTTTCTATTAACAGTTCTTTTAGCATTATAATTTCACTTTCTTATGATATTTATTTTTCAAGTTTAAGATTGTCCCGGTAAATATTGATAACTGGTATAGAAAATATTTACGCTAAATCTGACAACTGAATTCATTTCTATTGCATCAAACTTGGCTGGCAATATTTCTAGGGGAATACATTCTTTTAATAATATTGTGTAATTTATTTCGTTGGTTTGTGACAATGCTTCTATTTTTATATCTCTTTTTATGTCATCAAAATAACCAACTCTATTGACTAACGTTCCTCCGGTTCCTAAACCAGATAATCCATTTGCATCTATTGTTGCGATAGTTTGCCAGTCTTCGAAGTATTTTCTGCTATTCCAGTTTCCTTCGATTGCAAAATCAAACAAATTATTATTGTATTCTATGCCATATATTGCTGGTATTGGTGACATGGCACCGGACAGAAAATCACCATATGCTTTAAGTTTCTTAGATGGTATTTGTGCTAAAGGACAAAGAAATACCTGTTGACTTCCATTTGGTGGGATTATAATCACTCTATATCTACTAGAAGTCTGTACTCCATTGTTTTGTTTTAAATATTCAAATAAACCACCCGGATTTCCGGGAAATAGGGATGACATTTAATTTTTTCCTCTGAAAAGATTATTTTCGGTTAAAACCATGAATTTCCATCCGTTTTTTGAGCAAAATTTAGATGCAGAGTCCCACTTAGATTTATTTATCTGATATTGAACCATCTCTGTTAAAAATGTTCTATTACTCTTCTCGCCACGCTTTGGTTCTTTTGTCTGTTTATCTGGTTTTATTTCTACAACTATTGTTTCTATTTCATTTTGTTTTTTAACTTCAAAAAGAAAATCAGGATAATACATGTGAACTTTATTATCTACTGGAGAAACATAAGGAATCTGTAGTTCTTCGCTAGACCATCTAATTACATTAGAATTTTCGTCCAAATATTTACAGAAGGTTCTTTCCCAAAGAGACCTACATATAATGTTGTCGGGGTTGCCGACGTACTTTTGTGGATTTTTTGGTTTATATTTACTCTTGTAGGCCATAGGAATCTAATGTCAAATACAGTTCAGTATCCAACCTCTAATACTTATCAATCCAGAGTAGCAGCTTGGGTATCTTTTACACCACAAAATTTTAGCACTAGATCAGACACAAAAAAAGCAGTAAAAAATGGTGGGGGTTCTGGATATATGCTTCCCCTTCAAAGATATTCTAGCCCAAATTCTGCTGGTTATGCAGAAGTTGAGCCATCTGGAATAGAACAAATAGGAATGGGAATACGAGATCTAGTAACAGGGGGGGGTGTTGGTAGATTGTCTAATACAATTGACTCAGTTATTAGCGTGGTAAATCCACTTGGATTTGGTGTTGGCGATGTAACAAATGTTCTATCTGGTATGAAAGGCTCGGCTCTACAGGAAGTTTCCAACAGTGATTTATTATTTCAGCAAACTGCTAAAAGGCCACACTCATTTGGTTTTAGTTTATATGCAAAAAATAAAGCAGATGCTCAAGCCATAGACACAATAGTAAATGGATTTCAAACTAGACTATACCCATTCATGGAAACCAGAACACTGAATCGGGTTTCTCCTCCTCCAATGTGGGGAATAAAAATAATACCAAATGGAGGAGCCTCTAATTCTTTGGTTTTAGAAAATTCAATACAACCGTCTGTTTTGGTAAATTGCTCCATAACTCGTTTGGATGCAAATGCACCAGTATTAACTAGAGATAATTATTATATGGGCATTGATTTAACTTTATCTTTCACAGAAATCGAACCAGCCTATAGGTCATATGACAATCCAGAAAAACTATTCATGCGTTCAGACTTTGTTTGGTAATACCAATGAGATATTTTTCCTTACTTCCCACAATTAAGTATAAATTTACAAATGGAGAGTACACCATTGTAGATTTATTTTCTAAAGTTGGTTTCAATGAAGAGTTTTTTAAAAACACAACACTTTATTATGAAGAACAAAGAGATAATATTTTATCCCCAGAGAGACTATCTTTAGAAAAGTATGAAACTTTTGATTACTACTGGTTATTAATGATGGCAAATAAAGTAGTGGATGTCAACACAGATTGGCCAACAATTCAAGAAGATTTTGGAACTTTATTGGAAACCGAATCCAAGAAAACAACATATTACATTTATGAAAATGCAAACATCATAGAAAACGACATTTTATATGTCGATGAAACTTCATACGGTGTGATTGAATCTTGGAATCCTTTCTATAAAGCAATTGTAATAAAAGAAAACTATAATTTACCAACAGATCTAACTGGAACAGAGTTTGAAATACGAAGATTAGATGGATCTGGTGGTTTTATAAGCATTGTCAATTATTGCAATCCCTCCTCAAATGCATTTAGTTCTTTTGGTTCAATGCCTTATTTGCAATCAATTAATAGAATAAGAAGAGGAGAAGGATGCTGTCTAAATCCTTTTCTTAAGGTAGTTTCTAACGAGGTCACTGACGAACTATTACTCAATACTTGTGAACAGACTGCAAAAACTGCATTTGAGCAAAGTGTAATATACAAAATAGTTAATAATATTCAAGTAAATGGTATTTCAGTAAGAACACAAGAACAAAGATTGACTTCAGAATATGTGGATAAAATCAAACTAAACATCATTAATCCACAATTGATGGGAAGTTTGGAAGATAAGATAAAACTGCTATTCAATGATAAAAGTGAAACAGCAAATAATATTTTTAGGATTGGTTAAAAATGCCTGATCAAACAAGTGAAATAACACAAGAATTTATTAATCTAAAAATTCACGAAATAAAGATTATTGGAAAAGATAATCAAGTTTATGAAATTTATCCAAAAAGTCCAAACTTTGGTTATCAGTCAATGACAATAACCGAAGGTATGTTCGAGGCTTCTTTGCATGGTACTCTTTCTTTAAGAGATATAAATTCTACACCTGAGCAAATTAATTTTTCTGCATTTGATGATATCGTCATCAAGATGGAAAATCCAGAAATACCAAATTCATTTAAATCTCTTAGATTTAAGATTTATAATGTAAAGGCATATGGAGATCAAATTAAAGAAAATTTGATAAAAGAAGAATCAAACATTCCCAAAATAGAGTTAAAAGTTGATTTTGTTTCTTATGAACATTATCTACTTACATATAAAGAATTTTCAGAATTGGCTGGTTTAACTGGTGCGGATATTATCACAAAAATTTCCACAAGTAGTCTTGGTTCTTCCCAACAAGTTGGTTTAGTTAATAGCATTAATGACAGGTTTTTTAAAACAGGAAAGACCAATTCTGACACCACACAAAAACCAATGTACATCGAAGAGTCGAGAAATTGGGTTTGGTATAAACAAAACCAATCAATGTATCCTTGGGGTAAACTTAATAGACCACTTAAAGCGGCTCAACTTTTGCAATTTTTGGCAGAATATGCTGTTTCCGATTCTAATCCTAATGCATGTAACTTTATGTTTTGGCAGGATATGGATCGATGGAATTTTAGAAGTATAGAGTCTTTATTAAGAGAACCAGTCGTTAGACAGTATTTTGTTTCAAACATACCAACACAAGTAGGAAACATTTATAGCCTTAAAATTGTAAATGAATCTAATTTTTTAAGACTATTTGAATCAAATGCATTTGCTGCCAAATATTACTTGGTTGAACCAAAGTGGAATCAACCATATAGAGAATACCTTGATTATAATGAATCACATTCCATAACAGAAGTAGTTTACAATTATTTTAGAGATTATAATAAATGGTTAAAGGTAGAAAAATATCCACTGCTTCCTTCTGGAATAACAACCGAACCAACAGCAGCAAATGTAATAAACGACAATGTTTCTGGTTACTTCTCCAAGTCTTTTAACAATAGAGATAAAACTGTTGCATGGGATCATCATGGTTATACCTTTTCTAATAGAGAGGGAACAATTACATGGCAACCAATGTTTGATCAGGTAGATCTTGATGGAGAAGTTTGCAGAAAAATCCAAAAAGACATTAAGCAAAAATTAAAAGATAAAAGAATAGAATATGCCAATAAGAAAAATCTAAAAGAAAAATGGAAAGTATATAAGTGTAGTATCTGTTGTGATTCTTCTTCATTAGAACCAGAAGGAACAGAAGTTTTTAGTTCGGAGTATGGTATTGTTGCCGCTGGTGCCTTTACTGACTTGGTAAACTACAATAAGTCTGAAGGTTTTAGTGGATCTAGGCAATTCCCAATTGGTTTGACATTTAGTTATGATTTGTCGCAGGAACCATTCAATAAGACCATTGGAAACTTGATGTATCTTCGTGAAGTTCCAGACATACAAACAAAATATTTGTATGATTTAGAACTAAAGAGAATTGATATTGCTAGAGAACGATTAGAAAAACAAATTCAATACCTAGAATCTGCCAAACAAAATGCATTAGAAAAACCAGTATGTGAAGAGGATGAAAACACACAACCTTGGGAATATTGTGATAATGCAAATAGTGCATTAAATCCATTAGTAAGTTGCTTCTGCACTCAAGAGAAAAAAGATGAGTACATAGAAATTTACTATAATGCCCCAATTAGAAATAGACAAGAACTATTGGCATCTGATTATTTTACAAAAATGAAAGATATTATTGAAGAAGAAAAAACAAACTTCTCGACAATATATGAACAATATAAAGGAAGAACTGCCTTCTTTGTTTCAAGTGAATTAGGATTTACCGCAGATAATTCCGAGCAAAATCTTTTTAATGTCAAATCAATAACTAGAATTCCAATTAGGGGCAGTAAATACGAGAAACTGGCAAAAAAGAGAGTTTTAGAGGAATTTGTAAAAAACTCTGGTGTTACTTTTACATTTAAGGGTTTTTCTCCGGGGACAACTTCATATTATCCATATGAAATTTTTTACAATAATGATTCATCAATTGATCCGTCTGTAAAACATCCCCACTACGATTCTGGTTATAATTTTGATATAGGATTTGGTGCAAATCCACATTTTTCAGTTTTTGATGAAATCGGAGGACCAAACTCTGGATCTCCTCTGGGAAATGATCCATATCTTTCTTTATTGTATTATGTTTCTATTAGGGCAAAAATAGTTAGTAAGTTTGTTGAAAAAACTGCCATTTTAATTAATGAAAATAATGGGTGCGATTCATCGAATCTTAAAATTGGTGGTTATTCTTCTGAATCAACAGACTTTTTTAACTACACATACGTTGATTCAAATCCTGCAAAATTAAGTCAACCTGAAATAGTTAAAAGAATTTTAAAAGAAAGAATAACAGGGGAATTATTATCCTATGATATAGAGTATACTAACAATGGAGCAATATTAAAAAGAATTTCTCCAGAAGTTTGTAACAGACCAAACGAAAAAACTATAGAAATAACAATAGAATATGATGAAGTATATTCTAATAATCTAGGAAATTCTTACTTAACACAATTTGATTCATCAAATCCAACCGCAATATGTGTACATACTCCGTTTGGGTTAGAACGGTTGGACTTTGATCCAATTGAATATCTAAATTCTAGAAATTTGATCGATCTGCGTGAACCAGAAGAGGGAGAGGAACCAAAAAGACCGATTGAGAAAATTTTGGAAGAAATAGAAAGTTTTGTTCGTATTGAGTTCCAAACCCCAATTGGAGTAAATACTGTTTATGATTTTCCAAAAGGATTTTACGATACCCCCGGTTCAGAATATTATTTACCATATCATGTTTTCCTAAATGCCGGTCCTTTTGGTGCAAAGTCTGTAGATTACAACATCTCAGTATTGGGACAAGATCCTTATGGTTTTGATGTTGCAGTAAAAAGAATAAACAAAAAGAAACACGAATTAAAGCCAGAAAATAAAGCATTAGTTAATAATAAAGATTATCATATTGTTGAAAATGGATACTACAAAAATACTTCTTTAAATTTGTTCACCAATTGGCAACAGCAACCAATAACTTATGGTTTTTCTCCTACAATTTCTTATAATTCTGTTCCAAACCCATATAACTATTATTCCAAAAAATCCGACACTTATTTAAATTTTGGTTTAAACAAACTAGACTCGGATGAACACAGAATTAGACAAACTGATTTCACTTATGGTGATTATATTGGAACTAATTTGTCTGAAATCTTTTACCACGATTTGCTAAGTAGTATTACTAGAAAAAATCCTTTATCTTTACCTAATTCTTACTTTGAATTTAGTAATTCGAGATTAGATGGAACTGCCATATCTGCAAATTCAAGATGGAGACAAACAGTTAGTCTACCAGATTTTGGAGAGGGTGACTATACAAAACAAAATGAAAGCTTTGGCAGAACTAATGGAAGTGATGAAATCTATGAGAATAAACAAATTCAAATAACAAATGATAAATTGTTGTCAGATATTTTATTGCCAGGAAACGTCTTTGGTTATTACCAACCGCAAGAAAATTCTCCACTACCAATATCTAC